TTTAGCCATTTCTCTACCTATACTTTAACCATTGTTGCCGCAGGAGCATTCATCATACCATAAGCCCCAAGTCCTGCACCTATTAAGCCACCAAAGAATCCTGCGTTTTGACCACGCTGTTCCTGTGCAATCTTAGCCGCTGTAGCATATGGAGCTACTGCAAGATTACCTGCACCCAATGCCGCCGCTGAACGTGCCTGTTCTGCAGACATACCCAACTGCATGAGTTGATTCTCCAGTCCTGCAAGCTGTGCCGCCTGACCAAACAGACCTTGTTGTAGTCCCATGATGTTTGCAAGTTGTTGCTGTTGTGCACCTGTCTGCAATCCGTAGGCTTGTGCGGCTTGTCCAAAGCCTTGTCCTTGTGCGGTCAAAAGGTTCTGAAGAGCCGCTTGTTGTGCCGCTTGATTTGCTTGATAACCACCAAGAGCTTGTTCGTAACGTTGTGCTTCTTCACCAAAAGCTTGCTGACGTGCTTGAGTAGACAATTGAGCAAGTGTCTGCTGTTGTGCACGGCCAAGACCAAGAGCGTCTGGTTGTACGGCCCCGCCTCCTGCACCAAGTCCTTGGGACTCCCCTGCAAGCCTCAAACCTAAACGTCCACTACCAAAGAGTTTCCCTTGGAGTTCTGTTGCTTGTCTAGCAAACTCAGGCTGTAATTGTTCTGCCTGTTGGCTAAAAATGCCTTGAGCACGGGTTTGAATATCTGGAGTAAAACCAAACTGCTGTGGCATCTGTGCTGACCGCATAGCCGCAAGATTCATCAATCCTTGTCCGTACCCTTGGAACTGAGGCGTACTTTCAAGAGCCATTCCAACAGCCGCAGGAATTAACCCACTTGATACTCCTGTCGTCTGTCCTTGGAGTTGTGCATAAGGGCCACTTAAGAATGACGCTAGTCGTCCATCATCATACTGTGTACCACCATAACCTGATGTCACTGTATAAGGCTTAAAGTAAGCATCAGCGGCTCTACGCCCTGCCTCTTCAATACCTTGTTGTGCTACTCCTGAACCGCCCTTACCGAACAGTCCGCTTACGATGCTACCCATTGATAGATTCTCCGATTTACTCCGTCAACGCACTCAGCGTCTTGTAGATATTGATAGCCTATTTGCTTTACAAATTTCTCTAGTTTACTGTTATCAACAAGACAATAAAATGGCTCGTTGTGTATTATGTTTAAAAGAGCGTGTATGTCTTTAAACTCTCTGGCGATACTGGGTGTCCATTTGTGTACATCAGCGTGTGTCCAAGTGACACCATCGTATCTTTCAAAGTAAATTGTGTAGTGTGGCTGTATTGCTACAGGTGTTTTTATCAAGCAGTACGTTTCCACATCTTAACAACAACATAAGGCTGTAAGTTTGCATTGGTTGCTGAAGAACCTGATGTACTTGTTGTAAAGGTGTCACTAAATGTGTGGCTGTGCGAATCACTCGCCAAAGAAATTCCAGTAGTCTTAGAATAAGTATTATACTTTTCTGAGCTATCGTCTGGTGTACCTCCACCATAGTTGCCTGTGCCTGTTGTTGGGCTTAATGCATCGTTAAACGCACCGTTAGGCCCAACCATCTGATGAAAGTGTCCCGGATCAGTAATCGTATGGTTGTGAGTATCGGTGTTTGTTGTGCCGCTTACAGACCCTGTGTGACTGTGGGATACAAGTGTAGCATCTTTACTACCACCAGTTTCTTCTAACGTATTAAATGAAGAATCACCTGTGTCTTGACCAACAATTACTTTACCTGCACCAAAGGCTGTCCATGTACCAAAACCAAATAAAGTGTTAGGATTAGTAGACACAGTAGAAATATAAATAGAACCTACTGGATGTAAAAGTTCCATAACATCTCTAACAAACGCAGTGGTTGCTATCTGTGTAGTGTCTGTGCTTGCAGACGCTGTAGGGGCCGTAGGTGTTCCTGTAAATGCAGGAGAAGCTTTCTGTGCTTGTACAAAGGCTGTAGTAGCAATCTGTGTACTATCGGTGGCCGCAGACGCTGTAGGGGCCGTAGGTGTGCCTGTGAGTGCCGCAGAAGACGCATCCGCTTTAGAGTTTACTGCGGTCTGTATGGAATTAAACTCATCGTCTATCTCTGTACCTTTGACAACCTTAAGAGGATTCCCTGTAAGCAAGGAGTCCTTAGCGGCAAAGTCTGTTGATTTAGTATATGAACTCATTAGATTGTCCTACCTTGTTTAACATAGACATCCATTTTTTGAATTGACAAAGCACCGCCATTAACGTCTGCTTCAAAGCCTAATTGTAATACTGATCCACTACCACTACCTGCAACACGCACAGTGTCTACCAATGTGCCGCCTGAGTATTCTGCATCTTCATTGTACTCAGCAATATTATACTCAGCAATAGTTCCTTGGCGTACCTCAAGTGCATAATTGTTATACACATCACTGTAGTCAAACCCAGACTTAACGACAAAGTCTTGACCTGTTGCACCAATGACAGTCATAGCCAGACGCTTTAGTATTTTAGTTTGAGAAGCACTGCCCATGTCAAAGTAGTTGGTAAAGTACACCATACGGTACGAACTGCCGTTGTCTTGATAGCCATTGTAGTATGCCAAGCCATCATTGTGCGTCATGTAGATTGTATTGTCCCATGCTTCCCAGAACGTAAAGTCCATGTTGTTCCAAATGGTCACACGAGCACTACCATCTTGCAATGGAACCCGTAAGTCAAAGCAGTAGACTTGACGACTGGTTGGGAATGACAGCAGGTAAAATGCACTACCTTCTGAATATGTAGATTTAATTTTAGAAGCTGTCTCTGAGTTAATTGCTTGAACAATATCATCACGAACATTCTTAGACAAGTCACGCATGGGTTGTGATTTTTCTTGAATGACTCGTCCTAGGCTTTTAACACCTGACTCAGACAGGAAGACAATATCAGTACCTGTGTTTTGAATACTGTCTCTGGCAATACATCCGATACCTGAGATAACTTCAACTAATTGAAGCTCTGTAGGGTCTAAAAAGTAATCTCCTGTGCTTTGAGTTGTAGCCCCATCAGCAGGAGAGTCGCCCATGATAATAATGTTTTGACGACAGAAGATAATCAAAGCACCGTTGTGAGCACCTAAGCCCACAATCTCATCATTACCATACACAAGAATACTGGCAATGTCTAAAGTGCCTACAGAGCCTGTACCTGGCCGCCACTCTGCCCCGTCTAACAGGTCTGACCAATACACTGTTGTTTTGTTTGTAGGGGTATCAGCAACCCATAAGCGTCCATAGGCAGACAGTACGGCGTTTGCTTGTGGAGGAGTACCTTTGCCCTGAGTGGTTACATCATCCAATACACCCGCTGTAGGATCAAAGTAAATAGGCTCATAACCACGTTGAAACAAGTAAGCCGCATCATTCAGTGTAGCCGCTTGCCAGTTACCATCAGTCACTGTATTAACGCCGGGAGTATTTGTGTATGTAACTGAAGTAAGTGTCCCTGCATCGTAAGTGTAAAAACTATCGTCTGACCAGACACCAAAGTATTCAGTGCCGTCAATATCAATAAACCGATGCATACCTTGAAGGTTAGAGTCTGTAGATTCAGCAAGAAACTGCCAACCCTTACGAGCACCTAAGCGGCCAAACTTATCAATAACACAGTTGGTAGCTTGTAGAGCAAAACCACTCTCAAGAGTAATACCAGACTCTTGGGTGTTTAATCCGTAGAAACCCGGTGCGGCAATACTAGCTGACTGTAAAGGACTAGCCATTAGGACTCCCAGATAATCTCTTCAGGATGTTTAGCTGAGTCAAATGAGATTGCATCATTCAACGCTCGTGATGCGGTTGTATAGGCAGAAGATGCACTAGCACCTCCGTCTTCACCACGTTCTTCAACAGCTTTAGCATAGGCTAATAACTGCACAGGCTTGGAAGGGACAGACAATACATCTGAATCTGCACTTAAGTCTGTTTGAGGTTGAATAACATTAAATCGTAAATCGTACACTGCATTAGGAATAGGGTAGACATCAACCTGTGTATCTCCATCTGTCGAGATACCGTTGAAACTGTAGTACCTAGGTTCCCCTGAAGCAGGTGTTTGGTTTAAGAACCAGTTATTAAAGTCAGAAGCAGTACGGTATTGCATAAAAAAGTTAGATGTATCGTTTACTACATCAAGGATCTTAAAACGATTCTGAGTACCGTTTAGCTCGTAGTTAAAAGTATCAGCAACCGTAGTGACCGTTAAAGTATTCCTAAGTGCACTCCAGTTCCAAGCGTTCTCAACTTCTTCTTTGGCATCGTTAATCAGTACACCAATCAAAGTAGAGTACGCAGTTTCCTCTACTGTAGACACAGTACGTTCTCTTAAACGTCTAAGGATATTGTTGACTAATTCTAAATACGTCATTACTTTGATTCTCTGTTAAGTCTATAGTATACCACAAATTTATACAAATGTCAAGATTACCACTTGACTTTATCAGCCCAGTATGCCGCAGACATTTTACCTTTCCTTATATTTTTTGCATGCCGTGCTTTGAATGATGCACGTTTCTTTTTCATGCGATTACTTTCACCACTTTTAGGTTTACCTGCTGTTTTTGCACCTTGTTCACCAAACCGAATAGTCTTTACCTGGTCTCCTTCTTTAGCCACAACTACATGACTCTTCTTAGGATGGTTAGGAGTACGCTTTGGTTTGTTGTAGCCACTAACACCTGCACGAGCTAGTCTACTATCTTTCTTTGTTGGCATTACTTTCTCCGCTTACCTGATGCAGTGACCTTATGTTTAATCTTAGCAGGGCCAGTCTTGCGTTTAATACTACTACGTTTCTCAGCCGCTGTCATCTTCTGTGCTACAGCTTTAGGGCGGCAAGAAGGGTAGGGTCTTTTGCTTTCGCCTTTAGCAGACTTACGTCCACAGGCTTTACCTGTTTTAAGATCTACCCAGTCTTCTTTAAACCATTTGGTCAAACCACCTTTTGGTTTACTTGTACGTCCCGCCACGCTTTTTGTACTCCTTGGTTAGCCAACCACTTGCGTATGCAGAAGGCCAAACTTTGTATTTCTTCTTAGCCTCTGCTTTAACACGAGCATACAATGCTTTATTTTTTGGTTCTGGACTTTTTGCCATAAGAAATCTTTTTACCTGTTGCTTTCGCTTTTGCCTTAGCCATCGCCATACCTTTCTTAGTGTATGGATATTCTTTTCCTGCTACCTTTGGCATATTACTTCTTCCCTATTGTTTCCATTAAACCCTTACCTGCTTTGACACCAAAGCTAGCAAGAACAATTACCATTAATATTTCATGATACCAAGTCGGCAAAGTTGCCAATGCTGTGAACCCTGCTTGTATATGCCCTACCATGCTTGGTATAAACACAAGGATCAACGGTATGGAGAACACTATCGTTAGCCACTCGTCCTTCCA